ATACAGTAGACATTTTGGACGAAATCACCTGGTGGCCATTACTTTAATACTACATTACAGAGCCGGTCTAAACGCATAACTTAAACATTTAAACTGCACAACCGTTCCACCCGACTACGACAACAATAGCTCTTTTCAATGGTGTTTCTACTTTGAGTTAGATGAGGCAACGGGAATTGCAGGGCAGGGTCAGAGGTTTGGTTGTAATGGATTTTACTTCATGCCATCCTAGGCTTCTCGGGATATTCCCGAGACTCTAAGTAAAGTTCTAATTAACCGTAGAGCTTAAAATACGGGTTTAAATTATCGAGTTGTCTCTCCTTCACTTTCGTGTTCACTACATGAATTCAGGGCACAATTGGAAGCTTACTAAAGGCCTCAAATGATCTAGAAATTTCATGATGTGAGAGCACACATAGGTGGCTGGGAACTGAACACTCAACTTTTTCACGGACTTGTGACCGTCTGTAGATTTTGCTACCTTGGGGTTTTCAGCCCCAGGAATAACGCCCGGTGTCACTAAAGTGTACAACGCTAGTACTAACGAACGCGTAATCTAAGTTACAGGTAGTTTTATTCAGTCGTAAAACTGATGGGTCTCATATGAAAGCGAGCCTTCGACCGTAATCGTGTCTCATGGATTCAATGCCGTCAATATTCACAACTGGGTGTTCAGTGGTAGTTAGATACCAGCTTTAAAACATAAGGTTAAGATGCCTTAAAATATACGCTTTGGACCAGATGTGTCGCGATCAAACAACATATCTGCATAACTACAGTTATAAGCGTCTCCTAATTGTAAAGTGCTAAGTGTTTTTTCAAAGTCGTTTTGCATATGGCAGCTCCAATAATACTGCTCATCAAGAGTCAACAACACATCAATAGTTGGCTCATACAAGTGACACACTTTTAAGACGTGTTCTTGAAAATTTCTCTGGTAATAGGCTTGATAGCCCTCAGTAAGGAAAAGAACACGAGCAATTACAGAACGAATAGGTGGTATAAAATTACAGTTTTTCCGCAAACCTAAAGCTACCCCACGCATAAGTGATTCAACTTTCACATTGGGGGGAGGGTTCACTATATAACCGAACTTGGCCAAAACCTTACCTGGCATTGGGCCAAAAATATAACCACGTTCAATTGGGTATAAACGATTTGAACAAAACTCAGCCGACTCAAGATCTTTTCGGTAGATAGCTTCACTGTCAAAGCCTAGAGTGGCCATTCCCTTTTGCCAAGGAAATTCCACTCTTTCTAAATGTCGCATAAGGTTGTCATCACCCTGCAACAGCATTTTAATGCTTAATTTAGATTGAGCTACAGTTTTACCTGTCCACCTACAGTACAAAAATAAATGAGCCAAACCATTAATGATCGAATTCATCAATGAAGTGTAAGGATCACCACTCTTACGTGTACCTAAGACCGAATACTTCCAACCATACATTGTGTATCCATGGGTTTTAATATTAGCATACATAAGGTCAAGGACAGCCCGAGGAGCTCCAAATCGCTTACATAACCAAACCTCATAATAACACCAAGCTGGACGAATCGAACAGTCAAACTTACCTAAATCATCTTCAAGAATTTTCCAAGATTGATCTTTAGATATAAAGTCTGCTGTTGATTCTGCCGAAGCACCACTTGTGAAGAAACAGTTGTTATTCTTATTCCAACGCTTCTTCAAAAGGTCTTGCAACGCCATAATCCACGGACCCACTAAAACAATAAATTGTGGGGTTGCACCTTGGATTAAGCGAGGAGCCTTATCTTTCTTGCCCATTGGAGAATTATACAAATTATTCTCCACCTTAACAAAAGAAGATCTAGTGGTAAACGCACGTAATTCAGTGGCTGTCAACGATGAAGACTCATCATATCCATCGGCCACCATCTGCTCGCACGTTCTTCGTAAAATACGTTTGACGCTAGGTGAAGCATTGCTTCTGAGGAGATAAGTTTCAAATGAAACACTTTTCACCTTATGCATTTTTGGAAACAAATCATTATGATTAACCTTACACCACTCTATACATTCATCAAGATCTTTCTCAACTGGCTGTATAGTATCTGCTA